AGAATTGGCACCTTGATAGTTCGTACTCAATCTCCCCGTCAGGAAGCTCGTAGGCTGCACTTACCACAAGCACACCCTCGCAAAACCACGGGCACTCGGCAACGCGGAGCAATGCCTTCAACTCAGCCACACGGGTCAATGCTTCTCCATGCCGTTTCACTGCTCTGCATTCAGCGTCTTTGTATTCGTCGAGCAAGGTTTCTAACTCAAGCAAACAGTGGCGGCAATCCCTTAACAGTTGAATCAAATGGTTTCGTTCAGGGTTGTCGAAGTCGTAATCCCCATGCGTGAGAAGGTAGCTGGTGATGCGTTCACGTATGTCACTCATCGTTGTTTTCCAGCGTTTCAACAGCCCAGTCAATGTTAGTTTTGACTGACCGCAAGTTACCCATAAGAGCAGCAATAAGCCGGTCATGGTTTCTTGCTTGAGCTTCCAATTCAGTCAGACGGTCAACCGCTGCTTTGCACACTTCTTCAAAAGACAGCGCACCTGTAAGGCCAAGCATTTCGCAGAGCCAATCAACTTGGTCACGCATCGTTGTTCTCCAAAACATCACGAACGTGTTTTAATGCAGCGTTCCAACCGATAGCGTAAAGCCCATACGCTTCAGACTTATCATTAGTAGCGGCTATACCCGCCGCCAGACGGGCATTAAGCCTACGAACTTCACACCGACAGTCCACCGGGATCGCGTCAATTGCGCGGCGCAATTCGCATTGTTCATCGTGGTCACTCATCGCTCACCTCTAGCGGCCTGCCGCAGTTAGGACAGAATTGGAATTTGTTTTGTGCTGGGCCACCATTTGCAAACACGAAAGGGTAGTCTCCACAACTTTGGTTCCAATATTTCGTACCGTGCATGTCTTCATCACGAACCCACACGCACGGCTCGGGGTTTTCCAACTGAGCCACACGGGTCATTAGCTTAGCTTCACGTTCACTTCCTGCACCGTTTACCCGGCATTGTTCTAACAACTCCGCTTTCAACTCAGCTACACGGGCCTCTAAAGATTCAATAGCCTCAACAACTTCATCGGCGTTAAAGCCTTTAGAGCGAAGGCTCTCAATTATTTTACTCATCGTTGTTCCCCAGTTTTAAAAGCAAGAGCAGAAACGCCAGAAAAAACACAACTATCACCCCGGTAAAAATCATAAAGGCTTGTATGTCACTCATCGTTGTTCTCCAGTTCATCTCGCCGCGAATACCAGTCAATCCCAGAGCCATCGTCAAATTGGGGCCAGCCAAAAACCTTGGCTATTTGGTCAAGTGCAGCACGGTGACCCTCTACATCTTGGCAGCAAGAGCATCCTTCTGTTGACAGATACGCAATCATTGCTTTCTCCAACTGAGCCACACGGGTGCGCTTGGCTTCATAGAGTTTGATTGCTGTTTCCATTGCGTGGTGACGGGTGCAGCTAGTATCCTCCCAGCGTTTTCGGTAGTCATCGCGCTCAGCCTCCAACTCAGCCACACGGGCATTTAAGGAACCTATAATCTCCCCAGCCTCCTGATTGGCAGACTTTTCTTCAGCCACACGGGCTTCTAAACGTTCTATTTCTTCTTCTGAAGAAGAAAGCATTTGAGCCTCCATAATTGATTTATATGTGTTACTCATCGTCGTTCTCTTCATCAAATTGTCCTGGACCACCTTCGTGTACTGCAGTTGTATAGTCATCTGCAACATGGCAAACATGGTATCCAGCATCACGAAGAGCTCGGACTACATGATTGTTGTCATCGAAAATTGTGTGAACATGCTCTGGAAAAATTCCACGTTTAGCCAAGTATTCAACTTTCATAGTGCCAGCATCTCGGTAATCCTTAAGTCCTCGCATAACGAGAAGTTCAGGATGAAGATGACCTACACCATGGCTGTAAAGCCATTTGAGAGTGTCTGAGCGCGTTCTTACGTTACGCCCTGTGAGAAACATCACATTGGCTCCATAATTCTGTAGACAACGTACCAGATCGATCATACCGACCAGAGGAGTGTCATTGGCCCATTCTGCATCATAAGAATCCCAATCTTTATCCTTGGGTTCTCTCAAAATGTAGTGGAGTCGGTGACGGTTGTCAGCGATAGTGCCGTCAATGTCAAAAATAAAAAGATCGTTAAATTTCATGAGTCATATTTCCATGGATGAAAATAAGAGTCAGGGACACGTTCCCAGCTCATCATTAATTTTAGGAATTCTCGATTTCGCTTCTTTTCCATCTTCAATTGAAAAAGAGAAGATGTTCTACATTGAGGACATTTTTTACGTCCTCGAGGAAATTTCTCAATAGGAAGAGAACGCTGGCAACCAGCGCAAGTTTTTTTAGTAGACATGAAAGGGAATACCTTTTTTAGTATGGGGAAAATTTCCGTTGCTGCCCGAAGGCAGGACCATAATAATCAAAGGTAGTTTGAAAAGCGATCCTTCCATGCTCGAGCAACCCAAAACATAGGAGGTGATCAGGTATCTAGGAAGAGCCCCTCTTGCGAGGGGCTTTTTCTTTAGGTGCCTAGTTTGACCAGGTTAAGTGTTTCGCCAAAGCCTTTAAGCTCGTTAGTCAAAGGATTGAAAAAAACATCTCTTGTCTCATCTAAAAGGAACTCTTCACCATAGTTGAACTTGTTAAAAGTTCCTTTTGCTTTGTAAACAGTCAGTGGGTAAACACCTGTAAGATCTTTTTTTCCGTCAAGATAATACCAGACAGGGATATTGTTATTTTCGTAACGATACCACCACCCATACATACGATTGTTTTCAAAATCAAATCGAAGAGTACAACCTTTACCATCTTTTTTTGGATCGTAGTAAATACCATCTTTAGGTGAAGCAAGCTTAGCAATACGTTGACAATTCATGTGGCCTCGACCCCAGTCCTGGGTGTCATAATCCACAACAAGATTGCCATTTTCCATTCCAACACGAACCAATCCCTCAATTGTGGGGTTTCTTGGGTCGCCGTTATAAGAACGGAGTTCGCCAATACCATTGGTTACGTCGGCTATAAACCAAACAGGTCGAGTTTCTACTCGAGGCCAATCTTTGAACTGTTCAAAAGTGTACCAATAAAGGATAGTTTTATTATTGCCGCAATAGAGATCAAAACCTTGTCCAACCATGTTGGGGTTGTAATAGGCACCAGAATGCTTTGGCTCAACAAATTTCAAATCATCTGTAGGAAATGCCCTCAAATCTTTTACAGGAATTTCCCGATCAGGCATTGGATCATCATTCCAAACAACAGCAACATCGGCTACATCATTTTCATCAATTGAATGGACAAAAATTTCAGGACCGTTAGTAATCTTGAAAGACTCGCCTTCAGTCAACATACCGTCAACCCGATTAGATGAGCCGTAAGCACTGACAATAAAGACACCTTGGTTTTCTAATTTGTAAGGGTAGCCTTTTGTCATATTATTACAAATGAAAACACGTCCTTGTACTCCAGGAATTTGAGTACCACCAATAATGTTAAATGCATGCTCATCATTAAAACGGTTACGTGCAGGCAGATCCCAAGGTACACAGTTAAAACGGGTAGTTGCCTTAATCATGTTTACTTCAAGAGGATCGTACCACCCAAGGTAATAAGCTTGGGCAGCATTCAAAGACCAAACACGTTTGCCTGAGCCCATAATTACATTCTTGTCAGCATATTCTTTGGTTGTTTCAGTCTTTGGATACCAAATGTTCCCATGACCCAGCCCGAAGTTATGACCTTTTTCGTGAAGCATGGTATCAACACCACAACCCATATCAGTGTTGGTTCTACCAACTCTGCCTCTAAGCAAAGCTTGGCCACATTGGCCTGGAAAATAACCACCAAGCATGTGCCAGTAATCAGGAGTGAAATCGTAATCAAGACGACTCCACATTTCTCGCATACCATTTAATCCAAAATATGGAGCAGGTACTGGAAGATCGTGAAAATCTTCATCCATGGCTACACCAATAGCAGTCATGTTCAGGTAACCCTGAGAAACCTGGTTCCACCAGTTTTGTGCTTGCCGTGCGTAAGCGTCACAACTCTTTTGGTCAAGCCTCCGACCAAAAAATCCAACAATAATGTCACCTTTCATTGCACTACCTGTACGTGTATTACATTAAAAAAACCGTCATCTCTGCGCTCTGGTTGAAGAGTAACAGTGACTTGCATTCCAAGTGGTGCCGTTTCAGGATCTTCAGTCCAAGCAATAGGAGTTCCTTGGACATCATCATCAAGTACCCAATAACCAGTATCCACGACATACACCAATTCACCTGTAACAGTGATAGGTTTTGATTCGCTCATTAGTCATTCTCCAAGAGATCAATACGATCAAAAACTTCCAACTCAATTTCTCTCAAATCATCGAGAATTTCCTGAGTAGGGCGGTTGCTATTGCAAAGGTTCTTAATCTGTTTAAGAACCTCTTCTAGCGTAGGGTACATTATGTCATTCATCATAGCTTTCTTCCCAGGAAGTTAATTCAAAATTGTCTGCTTCGTGATCTTCCCACTGAAAGTCATCAGGAAAATCAAAAACTTTATCCCAAGCCTCATTTTTTGCTTGTTCTATGGTAGGGGCGGCAACTGTAACAGTTGTGCTTTGAGGAAGCTGACGGGTAAAAGTGATTTCATATGTTTTCATGGGCTTATAGTTTTCCAAAAATTGGACAATGCTACGGATATAAAAACAAGTACTAGGAGGAATCAAAGGGTCTTCTAAAAACTTAGATAGAGCCCCAATTACATCCACATGTTTGTCTTCTTCAGGAGGTTTAGGAAGTAAAATTGGTTCATAATCATCTTCTACATTAAACTCAAACCAGTGTCCTGGCATGTCTCCTGGAATTGATTTATCACACTCAGGCCAATCTTCTCTATCCATTACTTCGTAAAGTAGGTCTTGAGTTTGTTGATAGTTAAGCTTACCGGACATAAGCTTATCAAGCTCTAGATCAGTAAGCTTGAGACTGTATCGAACACAATCTGTTTCTTCTCTCCATACTTGTACGCGGGGCATATACTTCTCCTACCAGTGTTTGGTTAATGATATGATTCTTCAGGACTGTACCTTCGGAATGAATAATGGCTGATTTTGAAATCATGGCTTTGAACGAAAGCCTACCTAGAATCCAAGCTCCTACAGGGGCTGACCGCTATCTTTTGCCAAAAGATTTGGTGTGTGCTGCCAGTATCGAAATGCCTGATGGACAAGGTTATACCATTGCGGGCAGAGATCTTCATGCAGATGGGGCTAAGCTTGATTCTCTTACGTTAAGTGCTCCGCTTAATCTTGATGATGTAAACATCTCTTTGCAGTTTGACGCTTTGCGTATCCAAGTACTCCCTGATGCTTGGAACCCTCAAAGTAGCACATCACCTCTTAGTACCAGAGCTTTCGATCTCTACAAAATTGAAGTTAATGGAACATTTGATGGAGTTGATTTTCAAGCAGGCGACTTTTTGTTGTCAAAGCAAGCAACCACTACAGTCCAAGACTTAACTGATTTTTGGCCTATTCGCCAAAGAACTGTCAACAGCGTAAACGGAAAGACTGGCAATGTGGTGCTAGATTACAGCGATATTAGCGGAACGCCAGCGGAGCTGGCTGCTTCAATTGTTTCAACATTTTCTTATCACCAGTCGGCTGTAGGAACCACTTATCTTGGAGGCTTCTATGAATTTGCTGATACAGAAGCCTCGTTAGTAGAAGCAGGAACGGTCACTATTGGGTCAGCTACAGTAGCTTATGGTGCCAAGGCTTTTGCAGTACTGGGAGCTTGGAGCACAGTAGGCACTGAGATCACGCTGACGGTCTCTGGAACGTCTATCGATGATACAGGCACCCTTACCCCTGCTGACAGCGAACAGCTGTACAGCGGAGCTCCTGGAGGCCGTGTGGCCAATGATTACATGGAAACCACCAAGCGTTGGGTAGGTACAGTTACTTATACCCTGACAAGCAATGGTGCTTCATCTTCTGCTACTTTTAACTACGGTCTAGTGAAAGCAGATAACTTTGCTAATGGCACTACCGTTATCGACATGCTAGATGTCACAGGTTTGGGAGGTGCAGCTGACGCTGGCTTCGACATGGAACTGATTAGGCACACGACCACAGGTTGGACATTTGCAGCTAGTGGGTTTGTTCCTGGTGAAAGTGTTGCGTCCTACGCAACAGACCTTACAGGTTTTAGTGACATCGAAACAGACGAGCCTATCAGTTGGAAACGAACAGGCACCGTTACTACATTGGCTCCGGGTGATGGTTTTATGCTAAAAGTCACTACTGGTGTTGTTGATGCAGTGAAATACCTGACTGCTAATGTAAGACAAGCTACGCCATGAGCTTTTTTACGTACGTTCTAGGAAGCTCTGAGGACTCGAGATTATTGCCTTGTCCTAAAAACTTGGCTAACAGTGATTTCTTTCCTTTCTTTCATGAAGGAGAAGCTGTAGCCAATTCACAAGGAGCTTTATTTGTTGTGTACGTAGACGAAGCTGTATTACCTCCTCTAATTCCTGACGTTGATGATCCTATAGGACTTCAACGGGCAATCGATGGAGGAAGATATTTTGCAGTGGAAGCAGAACCTAGAATTTTTGTTGTTACTACAGAAAACTCGGAAAGGACGTTTAAAGCATGAGTTACACATTCAAAACAACGATGGACCCGCAAGAAACGCTGGATTTTACAATTGATTTTACTGCACAGCTGAATGCTGCGGAGCCTGCTGATGTCATTTCCGACGCTACCTGGCGAATAGACAGTAGAAACACTGGTCTAAACATTTTGTCTGAAACGCTTACTGCAACAGCGGCAACGGTTTTGGTAGAGGGAAATGTAAAAAGTGGACAGAGATTCCGGCTAGTGTGTACAGCCGTAACTGTCGGTGGCAGGAGAATGGAGAGATCTATCTTAGTAGAAATGATAGATAAATAAGTGCCTGGGGGCAGCAGTGAAGGACGAGTAAACCACCACCCCCAGGTCTTATGAAAGGTCTCTCTGCCTTGGGGGACAGGGGAAGTCCAGAACCAAAAACCAAGGTTAATGAAACCCAAGACAGAGAGAGTACAAAAGCTGCGAAGCAGCTAAACTTTAATCTTACCAGATTGATCGAGCATACCTTTGTGGTACATGACAACACCGTTGTCATCTTCTTGGATATACCCAAACAATTTACGAGCTACAGTAATGTTTACTGACATTACCACAGCAGCCATAGTAGCTGCCATGATGCCGTCTCCAGTTCCTCCGTAGAGAAACCACACAGCTACAGTAACAACCAGATCCAAAAGGAACGGGTAGGCAAGTAGCTTAAGTCGAGTGTTGATATCCAGCTTAATCCACAGTAACCAAAAAGCTAAGAAAATAGTGATGCCTGTAGTAATCACGGGATGTCCTCTTCGTCAATCCAAGAGAAACCTTCGTACTCTTCAATCCAGTCAGAGATCTCACGAGCGTATTCATAGTCAGAACCATCTGCCCAGATATTCATTGCACTTATGGTTTCACCATCTCCATCGGAAATACGAATGTAAATATCTGCCATGAGTCTTTCCTCTTTTGGTTGGTATCGTTGCCATAAAAATTAAAAAGCCCCTCACAAGGAGGGGCTTTGTCTTTGGTAAAAGGGACGACGATCCCCTAGAGTCATGCTGCCATGGGCAGTACGTTACTCTCGTAGTAGTCATCATTAGCGACTATTGGTTTTGGCTGTTTAACGAGGCACCACCTCGGACTGTCAATGTTCCTTCCACACCATGTCGAAACCTAGACACCCCCATCAGAAGCACTTTCTACTTAGCTAGAGTATCTCGCAGAATTTTGTAGCTATCGCATTCCACTCAGAAAGTGCTTTTGGTGGAGGTGGCGGGAATCGAACCCGCGTCCACAATGTTTTCAGTTCACGTCATACAGTCATACTTGCCAACGAATTCGATTATTCTTTTTCAGTTTCTACACTATCCCAAGGGCCTTCACCTTTGCCCTGGAGTCTAGTAGAAAACAACATTGACTTTTGATAAAGCCAAAAAGAAGCATCTCCAATTCTAGAGAAAGCATGCCCAATCCAGAAAAAAGCGTAAGCAGCGTATTTACGAACAGTTACCATTTGGGTTTTCTCCTATGTAAAGCAATCAATCTAGCCCCATTGCTCAGCCATAAGTACTTTCATATTAGTGTTCCGTTGACCAGGCACCACACGGAACAACATGGTTACTGAGGAGGGAGCGTACTCCTGCCTGTAGGGGGGATTAAGCAACCGCCAGAGTAAATTTAGTCTCTGGGTATGTTTCCGCAAGGTATTCTTGAATTGAATCTGCTCCGCTGTATTTACGACAAAGCCTATTCATGTCCCAGACATCAAGGCAATATTGCCCATCTGCCACTTCATTTTTCAAAACGATTCCTCGCCAGTGGTTGTTACCACTTACAACGGAAGATCCATCTGGACCTTTATACGATTCATCGTGAAGGTAGAACGACCCTGCTACCAATCCATGTTGTATTTTTCTACCAACTTGGCGTTGACCGTACATAAACGCTTGTTGGTGTCCCATGGTAAAACTATTACCAACCTGCTTCAATCGATTGTCAATTGTTCCGCCCCAAGGATTACCTGTGAAAGGGTTAGGCATAAAATGACAATACCAGACACCATCAATATCTACTGCTTCTCTGAAAGGATGCACTTCCCATCCTTTCTTTTCCCAGTACTCCTGAATCTCTTCAGTACCGACAGTTCCTGAAAGTTCCGGACTTTCTTCTGCGATTCGATCAGAGCGGTATTCATGGTTACCCATGGTCCACACTTTACGAGGCAAATACTGAGCCTTTTTGTTGATCCTTTGCATTTGATTGTAATGCTTTGGAGCCTCTTCAATGATTTCGAGGCCGGTGTTACCGGCCTCTACATCATTTTTATATCTCCGTCCTTCAAACGATTTCTTGTTCTTATCGTAAAGACTAAGACTTGGAAAATCGTAGTGATCACCGATATGGATAATCACATCAGGTTTGTGCTCAACAATAAATTGGCTTAGCCAATACAAATGATCTAGCGGAACTCCGGGTTTAACCTGAGTATCCGGTATCAATAAATGAGTTTGCATAAACTGTCCTTTGACCCCCCAAAGGTTTAGGGACGAATGCTCATTTTCAGTTGAGGCATTATAGCCAAGTTTGGCTAGTCACCAAAGATAGGTTCAGGAATTTCCCCGTGTTCAGCGATGAGGTGTCTCCGAAAAGCTGAGACAGATTCTTCTACATCGAGTTCCCCTTCTAAAACTTGAGTTATTAGATGCTCGAGGTATTCAAAATCGTATTCACTCATTCGCTAATTTTCCCTATAAACCATACTAAAAGATAGATTCCGCCAATCATTGCAGCAGCAATGAAGGCCCCTTGCAGAAGCGTAACAAGCAATTTTGCAACAGCTTCTGGATAAGTCATAAGTACTCCTATGCAGTGAGAAGATTAAGAGGCATCTTCTGGGGATGCAACATCAAAGAAATGCTGAGGAGGCAGATCATTTAGCTGCGGATAATGCTCAACAAAATGGTAAAGCATAATTGCATTACAAAGTATGTGAGCAACGTGTGGTAATTTACTTTCAATATCTATGCTTTCGCCATTAGAAATAGCAAGAAGATGACGAAACATCGAATCTAGAGGCACTGACCAAGGTTGTCCTGAAGCCCAATTCCAGGCCGAATATTTAACAGCACCTCGTTCCCAAACGCGAGTCGTATCTTCATACAACTGTTGGGTAGAAAGATAACCTAAGTTGTCTGCCAAAATATAGACAGCTCTGATAAGAGCATTAGCGGTTTCTAGGCTAGGGTCTTCTTGAAAATCTGCCATATAAGGAAGAAATCTTTGAGTAGCTTTTGTGCCAAGCACAGGAAAAAGATTACGAAATAGGTTTAAGCCCCATTGTAATTTGCCGCCATTGTCTCGAGCAGCTGAGCCAATGTCAGTACTGGAAACATCTCCAACTGCAGTTTTAGTTAAAGGTTTCATTTTTTGAACTCCACCTGGGGTTTACCCATTTCCCGTGCAATGCCATCACACTGCTGTAAGGCCGTGAGAGCCTCCTCAATACGTTTTGGCACTTCAGATAGGTCCATGTTCCCCTCTTCTGCGAAAAGGCGTTCTAGGAGCATAGAGAGCCCGTGAGACAAGGTTGCTGGATAAGCAGGACGATCTTCTACCCAAGAAGGTTCCATATTGGGATTATTTTTAGAAGATTTCTCAGGAATTCTGAGAATTTCCAGCCTCCAACCATATGCGTAAGAAACGATTCGACGATTCTCTGTGACTTGGATCACAGTTTCAGATTTCATCGGTTATCTCCTGAACCTTGAAGCTTGTTTCGTTCCTGGCGGTCCAGCAGCTTTGCAACGTTTGTTTTAGCAACGAGATCCAGACTGATGTCCAGCTCTTTGCACAATGCGTTGATGTACCAAAGCACGTCACCAAGTTCCTTAGTAAGGGCTTCTTTGTCTACAGGAGTACCATCACGAATGTTCTTTTTAATTTTTTCTGCGATTTCGCCTGCTTCACCACAAAGGCCAAGGGCAACATAAGAAAGAGGTTTAAGCAAACCCGAGCCAGCTGCAGGATAGATAGCAGTAGTACTGGCTACAAGGGAATATTCGTCAAAGGTGTAGCGGGACATAATAGTTCCTCTGTTCAGTAAAAAAGCCTGTTCAAGATTATTGAACAAGCTTATAAAATGATCCCCCTGCTCGCACAGGGGTCCAGCAATGTTTGCTTATACCTTTGATCAAATTAACTTGTAGTCGTGCACAGGGACAGTGCTTGCTGTATGTGAGATATAAACAGAGGTTGGATCAAAATTTGCAAGGCAAGCCGGTGTTACTGGTTACACCTCCGGATAGTTATGCTGCAATAGACAAGACAGTGTTGTCATAGATGTCAGCCACACTGTTCATGTAGCTTTTTACAAAAAGACGAGCTGCACGTACAGCATCACGCTTACGAGTGTAGACGTTTGAAGATTCTACAAGGTCACGGCCATTGCGAGCCTTAATCACAAAAACGTAGCCCTCAATGGGACCAAAAGCATCGATAATATGTACTGGAGTCATAAATCCTCTCTTAGTGGGTTAACGGTACTTAGAAGCTAAATACCCAATGGCTGCAGAGATAACAAGTACCCCTACAAATACAGCTGCCGGGTCATAATCAAACCCCACAATTGCAATAAGGGAAAGTGTTCCCATAAGCACAGCTAGTTTAGTCATTGAAGCATCTCTGGTGCAAACGAATGCCAGTCACATCGAGATGGTGGCAAACTGAGGCTAGAAGAAATCATTACTGAATCATTTTCCCAAATCAACTCAAAGCCTATTTCGTGATCCATAAAGCTGACAATTTCATCTTCGTAAAGAATAGAAGTAGCTATCGATCTGACTACCTGAATATTAGGAGCCTCTCGAGCAAACCAATCTATCAACTCGTCAATGCTGTTTTTGAGTGCATCTTCAGCTGTAGAGCTTGAGATGATTTTTAGCTTAATAGGATCTTCTTTGTTACGGTGCTGTATGACGTTAAGCATTTGACCAATAAACGCAGCTGTTAGAGAAGACACACCTTGCTCAATCATTTTCAGGAAATTCAAACTCTAATTGTTCTTCTTCCCAAGCTTGCTGACGCTGTGCTTGTTCGTCTACCCATTCATCTGAAGGTTCAGGAACATCAATTTCTTCTTCGATGAGGGGTTCCAAAATACTTTTCGCATACTCTTCAGGATCAAAGCCGTCAGGGTAATCAAGGTTATCCTGTAGAAAAGTAGTGGTAACAGTAGCGTAGCTTTGTACACTTTTAGCAATTTCTACAAGAGACATTGATACTTGGTGCATCAAGTTTTGAGCAATTGTCAATCGAACTTTAAGTTCCGCTGCTTCTTTTTCAAAGTTGTCCATATTATTCTCCAAAGAAAGGGAGAGCCGCAGGCGTTAGCCGTAGGCTCTCCCTCCCACAATTAATCAAAAAGATCCGTTGAATCTTCGTCGTCGTCTTCAACAACAATATCAGATTCTGGATTAGATTCAATTGCAGGAACTTCTTCCTGAGCAAGTGAAGCAACTTCGTTGATAACAACCTCTGCCTGAAGGGCAGAAGGAGAACGCTTCATAGAGAAGTCAACACTGACTTCGCCGTTGATTTCAACACCCTGTTCAGTAAGAAAAGCAATTACTCCTCGGGTGATTTCTTCTTCATTCAGTTGGATACGCATTATTGGTCCTTTGGTTTTGAAAGACATTCATCACAGGCGTTTCTGCGACGAGTGTCATTAAGTTGTTGTTGGGTACGAATGGTGCGATTTCCACAATCGCAATTACACTCGTACCAATGATGTTCTACAGCCAATCTTCGACCATCTCCTGGAACAACAGCAGAATGTCCTCGGTACATGTCTACAACGCAAGCGTCTATACGGTCCCCTACGTTGTATTTAGGTTCACCTAAGGGCTTTGCCTTCGTTCTCCATTTAGATGGCCTGGGAGGCCGCCTAGAGCGTCTCAGCGCCATGATCCTACATCCCACTCAGCTGCCATAGAAGAAATGTTCCATTGCCGGAACAAGTTACTTACCATTTCGTCTGCTGAATAGTCTGCAAGAACGTTACCTGGAACCTGATCCAGAAGATTTTTAGCTACTTTCTTAGGCATGCCTTTTCTAACAAGACCTTTGATAATTTTGTTTCGTTTGTAGAAATAGACAATGCTCACACCAATAAAAAATACGAAAACTAGCGCAGCAAAGAAGCCAAAAAAGCCAAAAAAGATTCCTGTAATTGCTTCAAACATTTGAATTCTCCAGATAGATTTTGAAAGCGTGAGCAATCATAAGGGCATCGCACCTACCGTCAAGCAGACCGCCTTTAGGTCCATGTAGCTCAGCTTCAGGATAAAGGCCAATAGCTCTCTCGTAGGTAATCCGCTTTTTATCTGCAGTTTTAGAACCTTTAGGAAACTTAATTTCTACGTACTGTTGCCATTTTTTAGGCTGTAGATAATGAATTTTTGTAGAAAAATAAGCTAAAAGAGCTTCACAAAAGCCTAAGTTTCGGCCAAATTGAAAGTTACTTTTTGCAGACATTCCATAAAGAGAATGTACATCTTCAATTACAAAATAACTAAAATGGCATGTTTCAGCACTCAGAAACTGCAATGCTTTTTGAAAAGACTCCATAGAAAAAGGGGCCTGATAAAACACAGGCCCCTCTTCTTTTAGCACACAGATTGCTCCAGTTTTTCCTGGATCAATTGCAACGATGTTCATGCAAACAGGTCGTCATCTTCAGCCGGAGTAGGAAGTGCCGGTTCTGAAGCTGCAGTAGCCTGTTCAGCAAGGGCAGGGTTCCAGTTCTTTTCGTCAACGTAATCTGACGGGAAGCGGGCCTGCCAGCGTTCGAGAAACTCACCATTGCCTTCACCAGCCTTGACTTCAGTAGAGGTCAGACCATCAGCATTGAATGCTTTGTTAATTTCATTGAACTCACGCATGTCCGGACCCGGCTCCCACTTAGGAGCATCTTGAGTACCGTTGTTCACGTTTTTGTTTTCACGCTTCAGAATGATGCCCAGTTTACAGGGCTTGCCAACCATTTCCATGATGACTTCTGTTCCCGGAGTGGGGACTTCTTCGCCAGCATCGTAATTCCACAGCTTGACAGTCTTTTCTTCCGTTTGAAGCTGGCCCAGCTTCTTGCCCGTCAGTGCCAGTGAGATTTCATTGGCTGCAGTAAAGCCTGGAAGAGGACGCTCTTCACCCGTCTTACGATCAGTGTACGTGGGCTTCTGACCTTTGGCTCGACCAGAAGTAACGTAGATTGTTTCACGGTGGCTCTTGGAACCATCAGGCGTTTCAAAGCGGAAGTTGATGGCAGTAGCTCCACCACGGCTTTCGCTTTTGTATGCCAGTTTACAGATCATGTCGTACACACCCGTGTCCAGTAGGTAGCTGCCCGTACCAGGAAGGGTGTCAGTATTTTCTTCAGCCACATCGGACGGAAGATTCAAATTGTCAAGACTCATAAGTCTCTCCTATTAGTGAATAAATCAGAGAAGCGGCGGAGCCGCAGAAGATTAGTCTTCTTCGTAATACTTGTGCAGACGCTCAAGCACATACTGAAGATTGTTATCGATAAAGGTTTCGCTGTCGTCCCACATCAGCATGGGACCACGGATACGTTCGTTTACCGTGTCTTTAGTCAACATGGTCTGGTAAACATATTTGAAACCTACCGCTTCATCACGAGGGGTAATGTTCAGCAAGTCATTCTCGTAACCGTCCAACTTGTTAAGCGGAACTTTCTTGGCAGAGATGACATTGTTGAAGTAAGACTCGATACCCTGATTCATCAGGGAGCCTTTTACCTTGACAAGAGTCTCGGTAATCATTTCACCTTCGTTCAGAACGTCAGAAGTATGTCCAATCATGACAACGTTCTTTGTAGACTTAGCAACATACTGTTGCATGAGTTTTTTAAAGAACTGTGCATACTCACCCCATGCTTTCATTGTGTTGGCAGCGGTGAGTACATGCTGGGACTCATACATATCCATCATGTACGTAATCGTATCGATCACAATGGTATGAATGTTTTCTGACTTCTCAGCCTTCTCCATATAGGAGAAAATGTGAAGCGGATCGGTGATGGAGGTTTTCCGAAACTTAGAGGGAAAAGGAAGTTCCTTATTTGACTCGCAGTTCAGATACAACACACCATCTTGGTTTTCCAGATCCCGCAAACTGGCAGTTTTGCCAGATGCGGATTTACCGGAAATCAGAACGATATTACGGTTGCTCATTTAATTTCCTCGTTTAGAGAGTTCAGTACTGGCTGTCACCATGACCGTGGACAGCACTTCTGCTTCATCAAGAGGATCAGGAAACTTACGGTTCAGTTTCAGTACATGATCCTGGATCTCGGGAAGCGTTTTCTTTGCGTCCACGAGAGCATAGGCATACTTCATCAGAACATTGTTCCGACCCTTGATGTCAGCGTTATTTACGTACCACCGTTCCAGTGCAGACAGGTTAGTTTGCTCATTGATTCGAGCTCGTTGTTGTTCTGCTTTCTTGGTGTTAGGTACGAAGTGGAGTGCTGGTAACAGATCACCCTCATTATACCAGTAATTTCCTTTGTGTGACAGCCACTTACGTGCTCTTTGGCCTGTTTGACGGTCCACTTCAAAAGGAAGCCAATCAAAGATATTGTTCATGAATTGCTTGAAGTCAGAAGCATCCAAAGATACTTCATGAGACAAAGGCATCACAATTCTGAATCGATGATTTTGAGCAGTATGGCGCTTGGTCGTGTAAAGGTGGAAACGGTAGTTCTTGAGCAGCGATTTAGCCATGTCAATTGACACACTGTCATCGATGTCAAGAACAACCAGATTACAGCCTTCTACGACATTTTCTTCGCGTCGGTGACCACCACGTACGGCATGAGTAATCCAGTGCCTTCCGGGAGCTTGGGTTAGCTTGTGAATCTGATCAAACTTGATTCGCTTGTAGTCATACCCCTGAGCAATGTCAGTAGAGTAAGCCACAAGGATTCTATCTGTATCAGTTTCAGGAACCATTTCCCCAGAATAGAACTTGATGTCGTCGATCACCTCCTCTTTGATGTAAATGCCTTCACGGTAGCCATGTGCCACGGCGTAAGTCATCATCTGTTGCAAATGCTGTTTGCTGCCTTTGTAATAAGGCAAATCTTCGATGAGATCAGCTTCAGTCAATGCGCCTGGATTAGATGCAATGTACTGAGCAAGCTTTGCGTGAGGACGTTCACGATGCAGAATCTGCTCAAAAGCTTGTCCTGACATTTCAGACATGGCAATGGCGTTCTCAAGACTATCCATAGTGACTTCTGACATGCCATCAATGTAGGAGTAAACAGCAGCCAGCTTGGCAACTTTAAAGTAACGGTGAGCCATCTCGGCTTTCCGTACCTCGAAGTGCTCAGGCATTTCATCAGCTTGCTCTTGGCACCACAGACGGTATTCGAACAAAGCCAGTGACACGTCTTTAGGCATGGTCATGGTTCGACCAAAGCCAGAGACTTTTGCCAGTCGCTCAATATGAGCACCCAGCACCTGAAGTTTGCTAGAGCTCTTTGGATCGTTGTAGATGTCGTAAAGATCCTGAGCAGTTTGCTTAGCCTGGGTTGCTCTTCGGCGGGAGAAGCCAAAGAAACAACGACGAGCATAGCCTGTTTCAAGAAAGCCATCGAACTCTTGCTCGGTCTTACCACCATCAAGAAGCTTAGGCGGAGTACCAAACATGCAAAGATTAGCTGGTGTAATGCCAACCAAGTCCTCAGAACGTCGGTTCTCGTTTGTGTTCTTGATAAGCTTAGGCTTAATTTTGCCAGCATCGAACAATTCGAGATACATGTTCAACGGTTCCATATTACCCAGAAGGTTGGAACCGATTTCATCAATCTCGAGGTTCATGGAGCCAGCACCTGCCATGAGGAGCTTAGTTCTCATCTGCTTAAGTGCTGGTCCAGTAGCTGAGTCGAAAGAAAAGGGAAGTTCACCCAGGTCTTCAAATTCTCGCATTGCTGCTGCAAGTTCATCTTCAGGAACAGTCTCATTGCGAGTTGCCCGACGTTTAGCAATACGGGCAATGTTTTGCTCAGCCTTCTTGATGAACACTTCGTTCATAAAGGTAGTTCGGAAAGGAGCAATGATATTGTCTTCAATAATGTTGATTGAATGACCTTTACCAGAGCCAGAAGGTGCCAAATTAATTACGTACATATTGACAGGAAGAACCTGGCTATCAGCAATCTGCACGTTGACTCGCATCATGGACGCTACCTTGGAAAAGAAATAGGCAACGATGAGCCGGAAGAATACCGGGTCCATGTTTTGAGTCCTTTTTTGGAGAATAGCTACCACTTCCTCCATCCGCTCATTGAACGGGAGGTTTTGATATTTGCTCACTTTTAGTCCTCTAGGTTAGATTTTTAGTCCTTTAATAGTCCTTGTTCCCGGTATCGCTCTGCCTGTAAGCAAATAGAGCTTGCATTACAGTAGTTGCAGAATTTAACTGAACCGGGGCGCTCCACAATAATCCCTACGCCTTTGCTATGAGCTTGGGCTTCTGCATAAGAATCGAAATTTTTGGTTGACCTCGTAAGTTTACTGGGGTCTTTGTACCAAGCGTATGTCGTATCTTCCTGCCAGAGTTCTTCAGGGGTACATTCAGGGATTTCGGATTGATCACAATCCCAGAACCTGCGGAGCAGGTCCAGTCTACTCTCAATCCAACTTTGTGTCTCGTCAATTGACATCAGATCGAGAGTTCGAGTCATAATCGGATTCTTTGGGTAGTCTTTGGAAGCAATAGCCTTCAACGGATTCCAATCCGTGAAGAGCATAAGTACATCCATTTTGTCATCAGTAATAAGATGTGGAGCAAGCCAACGATAAATACTTCCTTGTTTCATGTATTTGTCGTCGTTACCGCCTTTGATCCAGTTGTAGGTTTTGGTAGTTTTGATGTCTTTGACTCGGCCTGCTTCAACAATGTCAAATTTACCAGTGACAACAAACCCATCAATTTCTTTTTCGTGACGTTGTTCAAGTGAAATATCGTATTTGAACTCAAGATCAACATGATGAGGGTCAATCTGAACAGTATCGATAACTTTTTTAGGGATATCCAGATTTGCCATGGCGTCCAAATAATTAGTTCGTATAGACATTTCTACTGAATCATGGATGGCGCTCCCCAAACGGGCAGGCACCAAATCCATGATGTCGGTAGGAGCACCGTATTCGACACGCTTTGACAAAATTGTTGATTTGATTGGATTCAGCAAAGTTGTAGCAGAAACACTGTTTTCACGGGAATCGTAATCGTAATTGTCAGTAGCCAACCAAATTGCGAGGGGTAGTGGAATGTCATGCTTGTTTGTGTAACTCATATTCTCTCCGTTGTTTGTCTTGCTTGCGTTTAGTATCAGACCAAGATTTAGCTGCATCCCGTACGTACTGAACCCATTCAGGGTTAGCAACTCCGTTGCTATCTAGCATCTTTTGCATGTAATAAGAAAGTAATTCTCCCTGATCTGCTGTCAGGGAGAGACACAACCAACCTTTTGTAAGTTTCATAATGATTCCTTAAGTATGTTAGAAATCTCCTGAGCAGAGATTCGATTAGGCAAAGTAATTGGATTAGCCCAAGTGGGGTAGAAAACATCCAACTCAGCCCGAAGTTTCACTTGCGGGTGCTGAATTTCTGGAAGCTCATTCCATTCCATGCACTCAATCAAATTGTCATTTACCCATTTAAGAGTTTGGAGATTGTTCCTGACAAGATAATACTGAGCGTCATGGATATGAGCACAAGGAAGAACAGAATAGCGGTACTCACTTGCCCACACCCGTTGCATGAATAGATTAGCTGTGTGTGTGTTTAGTAGACCGTAGGACTGTCCAAGAGCGTTAGTAGCTGTCTTAAGTTCAGCGTACGCTTCTTTGGGCCACGTGTCTTGAGCATCCCAAATAACATCCACAAGAGCCGGAGTTCTCAGGCGTAAGCCAAATGCCAATTCGGCATACCCTCTTTCGTGGGCAAGCCTCATTTGCTCATGGGCCCATTCGTCAGCTACTCGATAAAGCTCGTGATAGCGTTTCTCAATATGCTTGGCTTCTTCTTCAGTAAAACCTCCGTTCTTTACAAGCGTCATCCAAGTACCCAAGTACGTCAAAGCAAATGTAGGCATTTTGCCGTCTTGTCTAAGATGCGAATACTTCTGAGCAATTGAGTTAATGCTATCGACACTGTTTGGATCGATGTCAGGCATCTGTTCCTTGAAGTAGCTGTAAGCCCGCAAAGAATGACCATCGTAACCATCTGTATAAACAGCTAGTTTGTTTGGATCTTTTGTTTGCAAAGCAGAGATTCTATCTTCAAGACTCAGATAGTCAGCTCCCAGAAAAATCCATCCATTAGAATCGTCTGATGCCCAGCGGGGTGCAGAAATACACATCTTGATGTGTTTGGCATACTGAGTTCCCGTACTGGGGAGATTCTGCAGGTTGGGATCTGAACTGGATTGACGGCCTGATTTAGTTCCGCCCATGTTGAAGTTGCCTGGGAGAAATTGCCATCCATCTCTATCAGCTGCGTATTCTTTAAACGCTTTGAGAAAAGTGCTTGTTATCTTGGATACCTCAGACCAATTCAAAATAAGCCCTAGAAGCTCTTTCTCGGCCTCTTTACCCTCTACCCTTGCCAGAGTATTGATATGGCCTTTTAGCGTCTTAGCGTCCGTTGCAGGCTGCTTAGTGGCAGTTCTCTGAAGAACTTCGAGCCCCATGAGATCGTGGAGCAACATTTGCAGTTGTAAAGGAGAGCCAGGATTAAACTCCATGTCCATGAAATCTTCAGCAACCACTCTTTTTTTCTTGAGCTCAGAGTTACGCTTGTCGGTGTGCTTATTGCGAAGCATCCAGTTAAGTTCTTGGGTAAGAGGATGTCCGGCAATACGACGAAGCAAATCGTCTTCAATATCTTTGAGCTCTGAAGAAGTTGCGATAACTTGCCCTTTATTGAGAGGCAAGCCAACAAGCTCCATCTGAGTGATGGTTTTCATAGAAGGAATAAAAACTTCCTGATAAACAGACTCCTGAGTCTTACGTACTTCTTCTCGGTACTTTTTGTAAACCCACCATGTGGCAGCTACGTCTTTCGCGTTGTACTCAAGAATTTCTGTTAGAGGAACATTGCTTAAATCAGCAACTTGTTCATGGGCGTAGTTGCCAGCAAACTCAAATGCCAAATCTTTCAGACTAAGAGAATTACCTGAACATGAGTTAGTAGCCAAGTAAGCAAGAAGTTTTGTGTCTTCGTACTTGTTAAGATCGAAGAAAACTTCAAGACCACGAACCATTCCCTCAATGTCGTAACTATTTTCCATCCAAAGATGTCGAATAAGCCATTTAACATCGTAGGAACCATTGTGCCAAATAAAAGTACGACCGCCTTCTTCAAAAAAGTCTTTGACGTTTTTCCGAAATTCGTTGTTTTGGATAGGGCCTGTGTAAGCGTTTTGCTCATCTACACCAAAGCCAAGAGTAATAATCCAACCTTTTTCAGGTTGAAGCCCTCGAGTTTCAATATCACAAGTGAGAATTTTGTGCCGATACAGAAGCTTGAACTGTCTTGACACGTCAAGACCTCTGATTTGGGTATGATGTTTAGGAAAAGTGCCAAACAACCCAACACCACCAGTAAGATGATCTTCAATGGCTCGAGCAGCAAGTTCTATCTTCTCAGATACAGATTGGTCGAAAACTGCCCGAAAAGGACTTGGGTAGTAAAAAATTTTTACGCCTTCCCAGACACCTTCACAAGCAGTTGCAAGATATGCATCTGCTTTGCGAACCTTGGCCATTGTTTTGAAGTAGTTACCGTCAAGAACAACAGCAGTGGTGATACCCATAGCCTGTATAATTGGTGTGACTTGATCAATGTAAGGCTTAATGACCCGTTTTACAGGAGCCTTATTTTTTTCTTCGTACTGAAGACAAAAAACCTGAACTTTCTCCAGTTTGATACCGATTGATTGAACAACTTCGCGTACCGTATGCTTATCTCTAGGAGAAATAAAAATAGCCAGGGATTTATTCCCTGGCTCAAGTTCAAATGAGTCTAACATGTCGAGTCCTTTATTCGTCGAGCAATCTCAGAAATAGCTGGTCTTTTGCCCGTTTTACAATTTCTGAAGCATGTTTAAGGTAAGTGTTCAAGGCTTCTTCTTGGTTTGGGGTCCAATTAATTGGAGATCTCATAAAGCTCTTAAGCATTACGTTCGAAGGCACAAGTTCTTTACCAATAATCTCTTTTAATTTTGTATAGTGGACTCCCAAGTCATACAAATAAGAGAGAAAAATTTTATAACCTTCTTTGTGTCGTATAAGGTCGGCTGCTACTTTGGCTTCAGAATAAATTTGATCAAAAGCAGGGTGGTCAGGATCGACCACCCAGTGAGGATCAAAATAAAGATCTGGAACCTCAACTCCCCCAACACCGAAACATTGATAGTCCAGTATTGAGGAAGAAACGGGATATGATCCAGCTTGTCTAGCCCATTCAATTAAGTTCCGTCTAGCAGACTTGATAGAAGAACCATAAACGTAATCTGCCATAACGTTAAGTTCGTGTTGGTTCATTGGAACTCTCCAAGAATATGAAGCTCTTTCGATGCACGAGAAGCAGCTACGTATTGCAGCTTTCTGAGATCAGAAGAACGCCGAAGGTTGGAAGCATCTACAAACACTTTTTCGTAAGTAGAGCCCTGAGACTTGTGAACAGTCATAGACTGGTTCTGACGAAAGTCAGCCCATGTGAATTTCACTTTAGAAGCCATGTCATATTGCTTTTCTTGGTAAAGCCTTGCGATTGTGGCTTTCTTGTCATCCTGAGAATCAGGCATGAAAAACCAATCTGTGTGTGCTTCACCAAAGCGGTCATACATGACCAAGTAACGACGGCCTAAAGTATCTTCTTCTGTCTTTATTTCACTGTCCAAGATTTTGACAGGCTGGGAACCCATGCATTTAATCTTGAAGCTGCTGTCCAAGATTGCAGAGTTAACCCATACAGTCTCACCTGCTTCAAAGTGCTCAGGTGCTCCCCAGAACTTACGGAGATAAGAAGCAAACTCGCCTACTCGAGCATTCGTCCACGCAAGAATTTTTGCATCAGGATCGGAATCGTAGTCAGGCCAAGTATTTTCTACCTCTGCAAGAAAAGACTTAAGATCTTTGTGAAAGACTACAGAACCATCACTACCATCAGGCATATCCCCCAGAAGCTTCTCAGGCTCCTCTACGCCTGTCCGAAGGGTTTGGACGACCTGAGATAGCTGTGAGCTCTGAGATTGGCGTACAACCTGTTTCAGCTCGGCCTGAGGAATATCATCTTCAAAGATGACACACATCTTTTCTTTCACAGGGGGAAGCTGATGCTTGTCGCCTATCCAAAGAACTTTTGTGTCAGGACTGTGCAGGAGCCATTTGCTAAAGAACTTCGTATAAAATTCTTTAGCAATCATTGAAGATTCATCAACAATTAGCAGATGGGTGTGGTAAGTGTTTTTGCGGGTATTAAGATAACCCTTAGGCACTTGCAGTCGCATATCCCGAGTCTTTTTAGAGTAACGAGGAACGATGCCAGTGTAGGCGTTAATAGTATGGACTTCAGTATTGAGAGACTCGGAAAGAACTGAAGCAGCTTTGTGAGTAGTAGCACAAAAATCAATATGAAGACTCTTGTGGTATTTTGCCCATTCTTCGTCCACGAGAGCGTGGAAATCATGAATGTTTCGGGCCTCTTTAATTAGCTGCTGAACTAGAAATGTTTTACCAGTCCCGGCAGGTCCAGTAAGAACAAATTCACGTTCATCAGGATTGATCAGCCACCCGGCAAACTTGCTTGCTGCCTGTTCTTGGCAGCTGGTCAAATTAGTCATAATTTCTCCTTAAAATGGCACGTCTTCCCAGGTAACTGGGTAGTTGGCTAAGTGGTATTCGTCTTCAGCGTGTTGCTCACGTATTTGACGAACAATGTGATCGTTATAGTGAACCCGTAACAAGGCTGTAAGAAGTTTGTGTTCTTTGTTTTCACCTAAAATTTTCCAAAAAGTAAGTTCAAACTCTTTGTTTACGCTGGCTAAAACAGTAAACTCGTAATTAAATAGATTAACTGTATATTCCTGCAGATTTTTCTCAGATTTCATTTAACTCTCCAGTAGTTGTTTAAAGAGACCCTCCTGAATTTCTGCCTTGGACATGAAACGAATACGTCCTAGTTCAGGTGCGGAGCACTGAATCTCTACGATCTCGTCACAATCGTATGAACTTTTCGTTTTAACAATGATTCCTTGTCCAAGTAATTCAATGAGTTGCAGTCCTTTTTCTCGAGAAAATAGTTGCCATTCGTGATTGATGCGAAGTACAATGTACTCCCTTCCAGGAATTTCAAAAGGACTCTCACTCATGATCGATATTCTCCTTAATCTCGTTGTAGTAGCTTTCTACCATGTCCTTGAACCCATCGTTGTTTCGGTTCT